CAGAACGAAGGCATGCCAATCGCGTCCCTGGGCGGGCCCGGCGTGGATAACAGCTACGACCTGGCGGAGATTGTCCGCTGGTCGTGCTTGCGGGAGATCGGCAAGCGCGGGATCCAATCGGCGTTTGACCGTCTGAACGACATTCGCGCGAAGCGCGAGGAGATCAACCTCAAGCGCGACCTCGGCCAGGTGGTGTTCATCCCGGACATCCGGCCGGCGCTGCAGCGCTACATCAACGACATCACGGCAACGCTGCTCGGCCTGCCGGAGAAGTACGCGCAGCAGCTCGAGCAAACCGTCGGAGTGGAGGGCAAGCATCAGGTCCTGGCCGACATGGTCGTTGAGATCCGCGAGACGATGGGCAATTATGAATTCAGCGCAGCAACTCATCCAGGAGGAGATCCGGCGGCTCAAACCGCCACCGAGGATCACGCCGGCGCAGTGGGCTGAGGACTACCGGCGCATGAGCGCCGTCGAGTCCCCCTACATCGGCCGCTTCAGCTTCCGCATCACGCCGTATTTCCGATGGTTCCTCGATCGCTGGATCCAGCCGGATGTGAGGAAGGGGGTCTGCCGCAAGAGCGCGCAGGTCGGCTGGACGCAATCCGTCATCGTCGTCGTGCTCGGATTCGTGATCCACATCTGGAAGATCACGTGCATTGCGATGTTCCCGAAGGACGGTGCCGCGCGCAATTTCGACCGCGAGAAATTCGGGCCGCTGATCGAGAGCACGCCAGCGCTCACGCCGCTGATCCCGGTCAAATCGCGCGTTAAGGATGTTACGGCGCTCTTCAAGTCGTTCCCGGGGGCGTTCATTAAGTTCGTGGGATCGAACTCGATCTCCGACGTGAAATCGACTTCGGCGAAGTTACTGATCGTCGAGGAGCCGGATGATTGCAACCTGAACCTCCGCGGTCAGGGCGACGCGATCAAGCTCCTGGAGGAGCGCGGCAAGCAGTACCGGGACATGAAGATGCTGATCGGCGGCACGCCGTCGATCGAAGGCATTTCCTCGATCGACGCGGAGATGCTGCAGTCCGACGAGAATTACTGGCAAGTGCCGTGCCCGGATTGCGGCCAGTTCCAGCGCCTCGAGTGGGAGCAAGTGAAGTGGACCGAGAGCGAGGCACTGAACCATCCGGTGTTTGGGCAGGTGGTGACGGAAAGCGCGCGCTTTCTCTGTGTGCATTGCGGCTCATTGTGGGATGACGCGCAGAAGAACCGCGCGATCCAGCGCGGCAAGGCAGTTCCGAGCAGGCCATTCCGGGGCACTCTCGGGCTGTCACTGAACGAGCTCTACAGCCAAGGCTACAACTCAAGGATGCAGGTGCTCCTCGAGCGCTGGCTCACGGCGAAGTATGAGGAAGCGCGCGGCAGCATCGGCGAGCTGATCACGTTCTGGAACGCCGCGCTCGGGCGCTCCTGGCGATATCAATCCGACATCCCGAAGTCGGAAGCCCTGGCGGAACGCGGCGAGGAATACGACGAAGGCACGGTGCCGCACCCGGCGCTCATCATCACCGCCGGCGTCGACGTCCAGCACGACCGCCTGCATTTGCACCTGTGGGCATGGGGCCCGGGCGAGGAAGCCTGGCTCGTCACCCGCATCGTGATCTACGGCAACACGCTGGTCCCGGAGCAGGGCGCCTGGCCGGATTTGGACACAGTGCTCGCACGGGGATGGAAGCACGCGAGCGGCGCGACACTCCACGCCGCGGCCGCATCGATTGACTCGGGAGACGGACAGACTGCGGAAGCGGTCTACGCATTCGTGCGCCGGCGCACGGCGCGCCGCTACATGGCTACGAAAGGCGTTGCGAGCGAGGGGAAGGAGATTTTTTCGCAGCCGAAGCCATCGGTCGACCTGAACGCGCGGCAGAAGGCGGCGAAGTTCGGGTTGAAGCCCTACCTCGTCGGCACCGAGCGCGCGAAAGACCTGGTGCTGGGAGCGGACGGCGGCGGCCGCATCAAGCTGACCGGCAACGGGCCCGGCCGGCTGCATTGGTTCCGGAGCGTCAATCCAGAATTTTTCGAGCAGATCACGGCGGAGATCAAGGCGCCGGCGAAGAACAGCAAGAAGCGCGTCTGGCAGAAAAAGGCCGGTGCGCGGAACGAGGATCTCGACTGCCTGATTCTGGCGCTGCACGCCTCGCGGCATCCGCGCGTGAAGGTGCACCTGGCTGGTGAGGCGGACTGGGGCGCGCTGCGCAGTCAGGTCCTGCAGGGCCGGCTCGAGCTCGCCGGCCACGCTGCGGCCACCGAGCCCGACGCGGCCCCGCCGTCTGACGGCGGCGACGTCGAGACGTCTGGACCACCGGCGGGGCCGCGGGCGGGGCGGGGGCAGGCGCCGCGGCGGGGCGGGTTCGTGAAGAACTGGTAAGTTAGGGCGAGCCAATGGCGTCACTTCGCCGGTTTGAGGGTTATCTCTTGATAGACCACCGGAACTCGCCGGGGTTGACTGAGGAGCAGACTCATGCTGCCGGATTGCCTCCTGGCGCGGGGCAGGGACTGTTCGAGGCACCGACCAGTACTTGCTCGCACTGCCAGGCGATCGTGGTGCTCAACCCAAATCGGCTGCGCGACCGGTCTTACTGCTCCAAGTGCGACCGCTACCTTTGCGACAACTGCGGGGCGGTCTACGGCTTGACGCGAGAGTGCAGGAGCATTTTCAAGCAGTTGGATGAGGCGCAGGAAGCCGGCGAGAAGCAAAGTTCCAACCTTCTTTTATTAACCAGATCAGGAGGCTGACATGGCAAAACGCGTTTACACGATCGACACCAACACGCCAACAGCGGTGGCTGATACCGTAGCCATTGCGAACGGCACCTACGTCGGCGCTTTCAAGGGTGGCTCCGGCACGCAGCGTACGTTGATTGACGAAATCTATCTCGGCGGTCAGGCGGCGGCGAGCACGCCTACGTTGATGCAGCTCGCTCGTGACTCCACGGTGGGAGTCGGGGCGCAGTCGGGTGGAGATGATGCAGCACTCGACCCGGCAACGGCGGCGCTCGCTGCGATCGTCGGCGTCGGCAACTCCTTCGTCACGTCCGCTCCGCAGCGCGACGCGGCAGCGAAGCTGCTGCATCTCGACTTCAACGCCTTCGGCGGCATCGTGAAGTGGAAGTCCCTCGCCGCTGACCGCAGTGATTCCCCGGTGCTGCTCGGCAACACGGCCTCCTTCGGGGAAATGTCGCTCTCCGCGTTTACGGGCGGCACACCGGGAGCGATTGGGGCGCACGTTATCTACGAGACGCTGTAAGAATTCTACGCCCAGTGCGTGGTGAAGGCTGAGGGCTTGACGTGGCTGACAGCAAAATAAGCGGGTTGACGCAAACCCTTGCCTACGAGGGCGACGACGACGTTCCTGTCTCGGACGTAACCAACACCTCGAACAAACGCTGGCCGATCACCGCTATCGGCGGCACTGGCGTAAACGATCAGAGCGGCGCGACCTACACCATTCTGGCGAGTGATCGTGGTAAGACCGTGCGTGGCACTGGCACGGCAGCGACTACTTTCACGACTCCTGCTGCGGCAACGGTCAAGGCTGGCTGGTGGTGCTATATCGAGAACGCGCTGACTGGTGCGAGCGCCGCCGCGAAGAAGCTCACCGTTGATGGCAATGCCTCGGAGACCGTGGATGGCGCGACGACGATTGTCACCTATCCAGGAGACCTGCGCATCCTGTTCAGTGATGGGACGAACTGGCTGACTAAGCTCCTGAAGGGCGGCTACATCGAGATCGCCGTTGCAGACTCGCCCTATACGCTCACCATTCCGAGCACGCTCAATCGTGGCAACGTGGAAATGTGGGGTGCAGGTGGGGGCGGCGGAAGTGGCAGGGTCATTATCAGCGGCACCACAGCGAGTGGGGGTAGTGGGGGCGGAGGAGGAGCTTGGGCAGGGGCGGAGTTTGCCGCAGCAATTCTAGGCACCTCGATAACAGTCACGATAGGCGCTGGTGGAACGGGTGGTGCTGGCGTTACGACGGACGCTACAAACGGCAATCCGGGAGGCAACGGTGGCAACAGCACTTTCGGGTCGTTGTTGACCGCCTACGCCGGTGGCGGTGGTAGTGGAGGTCTGTCAGGAGCTAGTAACCAGGGCGGCGCTGGTGGTGGAATTTTGACTGCGGCGGTGCTTGCGGCAGAAGGTGCGCCTTCGCCATCTGACGTCAACGAACAGAATAATGGATTTGGTGGATCGGATGAGCCTCCTTCCAATACGCCTGGGAGAGCCAATGCTTTTGGTGGAGCAAGTGGGGGAAGCAACGCAACTGGTGTCGCTGGAGTGGCTGGTGGCAGTTCTTTCAAAGGCGGTGCTGGTGGAGGTAGTGGGGGTGGAGTGACGGCGGCACCAGCGGAAACTGGCGGTGGGGCTGGCGGCAGCGGTCAAGGCGCTGTCAATGGAGGTGGTGGAGTAGGTGGTGGAGTAGCCGCTGCCGGAGGCGCTGGAACGAACGATCTCAATGGTCTCGGTCGCGGAACTAGCGGCGGTGGTGGAGGTTCCGAGATCACGGCCGCTGGAGTGAGCGGTGCGGGTGGAGCGGGCGGCACTGCTTCCGGCGGCGGCGGCTCGGGTGCTGCGTTGAACGGTGCCGACTCTGGTGTTGGTGGTGAGGGAGGGGCTGGCTTGTGCCGGTTCCGATACTCATGACACGCTACGGCCTGATTCGTGATGGTCAGATCGTCTCGCTGTTCGAGACCGAGCGCCCGTTGTCTGACTTTCCCGATATCCGGGCGAGTCTGGAGGTCATCCCCGCAAGCGCCGAGTGCAACATGGTGCGCGATGGCTTGGGTGGCTTCAAGTTTGCTGTGAGAGAACTCGGTGCGAAGGAGCAGCGCAGACAGACTTACGTCTCGCAGCTCGATTCGCTGATCGCTGATGCGACGGTGCTTGGCAGGGTGAGAACGCTCATTCAGGCGCTGCGCGACAAGGAAGGCTGATGGCTGACTATATCGTCCAGGAAAGCGACGGCATATCCAAGTTCACGCTTGAAGATGCCAGCGGCGCGCTGCTCCTAGAGGTGCAGGCGGCAGCAGCAGCTCCGTTCGTCCCGAATCAGTCAGTCGAAGCAGGCCCAACTCGCAGGGCGCGCGGCTTCATTGATCTCCCGCCGAACCTGCTACTGACGACGCTCGCAGTTGTCGTCGCAGCAGCCCCCTTCGCTCAAACCGATTGGCCAAGCAGAGCCGCTAAAACCAGGCATGTTGTCGAAGAGCAGTCAAACCTGCTCACCTCGACCCTCGGCGCGGCACCGGCAGCACCGTTTGCTCAAACCGATTGGCCGCTCTCGAAACGCGTAGCTCGGCGGGATATTTCTTGGGAGCAGCGCCTTCTTCAGACAACGCTTGCCCCTGTCGCAGTCGCGCCGTTCTCACAAACTGATTGGCCGGTAGTTGCACAGTTCGATCGGCATGACATCGAGTGGACGCAGAACCTTCTTACTACCACGCTCGCGCCTGTTCCCGCTGCTCCGTTCTCGCAGACCGATTGGCCAGGGCTACGACGCATCGCTCGGCAAGACGTCATCTGGCAGCAGAATCTACTCCAGACGACCCTCGCGCCCGCTGCACCTTCGCCGTTCTCACAACTCGACTGGCCTGCCTCGCGTCACATCGCTCGGCAGGACGTGACGTGGAGCCAGAATCTCCTACAAACCACGCTCGCACCGACAGCAGCCGCACCGTTCTCGCAAAGCGATTGGCCGCTGTCGCATCGTGCTAGGGCACGCGAAGTCGAGCAACCAGCGAATCTTCTCCTCAGCACACTGGCTGCGCCGGCGGCAGCGCCGTTCTCGCAAACCGATTGGCCGGTTGTCAGGCATATTACTCGGCAGGACATTGCTTGGACGCAGAACCTTCTCGAAAGCACGCTCGCGCCGGCAGCAGCCGCACCGTTTTCGCAAAATGATTGGCCAAGCAAAGTCAGTCGTCACGGGCTGCTCCTAGGAGAGCAGCAGAATCTTCTCGCCTCCACGCTCGCGCCCACGTTGAGCATCCCGCCGGCGGTGATGTTTATTGCTGGCGCGAGGACTGCGCTGCGCCCGGGGCCGAACGATACGCTGACGCCCGGCGCGAAAGGGAATTTCCGACCGGACGCAAGCGAAACTTTTACGCCGGGCAGCCGCGGCACCTTTCGGCCAGAAAACGGATAGACCATGCGGCTCGGCGAAATCATCAAAGATCCGGACGTAATCCGGGCCATCGCGATCGATTGGGCGATCTATATTCCGCCGGACACGATCAGCGGCTCGCCCGCGTGGAGCGTGGCGAACGGACTCGCGATCGAGGGCACGCCGACCTTCGCCACGAACGTCGCGACGGCGAAGATCTCCGGCGGCCAGGAGGGGGTGGATTACCTGGTGACTTGCCGGGTGACCTTGAATTCCGGCGCGACGGAGGACGGGACGGTAGTGGTGCGCGTGCGCACCGGCGAAAAAGAGCCGCGGCTGACGAGGTGACATGGCCGCAGAGATCCCGACCACCGAGCCGGGCGAGCTGATCGCCGGCGATACCTGGCAGTGGAGGAAATCCCTCCCCGACTACCCGGCGAATGCCGTGCCCGCCTGGGTGCTGACCTATTACCTGCGATCGCCCGAAGGCGAGATATCGATCGTGGCGAGCGCATCGGGTGCGGACCACGCGGTCACGGTTGCGAAGGCGACGACAGCAGGCTATAAGGCCGGCTATTACGGTTGGGACGCAGCCGTCGACAACGGCACCGAACGCCATGCCGTCGGTCACGGCGCCTTCCCTGTCAAGCCGGACCCGACCAAGACCGGCAGCGGTTTCGACCCACGTAGCCACGCGCGCAAGACCCTGGAAGCGATCGAGGCCGTGATCGAAAAGCGCGCCACGCGGGACCAGGAGGAATACACCATCGGCGGGCGGAGCCTGAAGCGGACGCCGATCGAGGAGCTGCTTGTGTTCAAGGACCGCTACGTTGCGGAGGTTGCGGGCGAGGACGCCGCGGCGAAGATCGCGGCCGGGCTGACGAACCCGCGCAACGTCGGAATCAGGTTTAACCGGATCTAGCCATGTTCGACGATCTCAGAAAATCCATCGCGCGCGCGATCCGGCCGAAGGTCGAGCGCAAGCCGCGCGAGAAGCCAGCGCGGCGCGTGGAGGGCGTGGTGCAGACGCGCGTGTATCAAGCGGCGCGGCCGTCGCGGTTGACGTCGGGCTGGGCGACATCGACAACCTCGGCGGATTCGGAGCTCGTCGCGAGCCTGACGAATCTCCGCAACCGCAGCCGGGCGCTGGTGCGCGACGCCGCCTACGCCAAGCGCGCGAAGGTGATCGTGCAGAACAACGTGATCGGCGCCGGCATCGGGATGCAGGCCCAGATAATGAGCTCGCGCGACACGCTGCGGGACGATGTCAACGATGCGATCGAGGAGGCCTGGCGCGAGTGGGCGCGCGCGGAATACTGTCACACCGGCGGCACGCTCCATTTCTGCGACTTCGAGCGCGCGTTGATCGGACAGGTGTTCGAGGCGGGCGAAGTCCTGGTGCGGAAGCACGTGAGGGCATTCGGTGGATCTCCGGTGCCGCTTGCCCTCGAGCTGATCGAGTCCGAGCGCGTCGCCGACGAGCTGCAGTATCCGGTGCCGCCCGGGCCCGCGGCGCCGGGCGCGGTCATCAAGATGGGGATCGAGGTGGACCGCTACGGGCGGCCGCTCGCCTACTGGATCCGGGCACGACATCCGGGCGACTATCGGTTCTCGATCGGGGAGACGGACCTGGTCGAGCGCGTGCCGGCGGAGCAGATCATGCACCTGCGCCTGGTGGATCGCTGGCCGCAGACGCGCGGAGAGCCGTGGCTGCACGCCGTCGCGCGCAAGTTGAACGACATGGACGGCTACTCCGAGGCCGAGATCATCGCGGCGCGCGGGGCGGCGAATTATCTATTTGCGATCGAGACTCCGGAGGCGGACAACCCGCTCGCTCAACCCGTGAGCCCGGCGAATCCCGCCGGCGAGAAGGAGATCGTCACCGAGCCCGGGATGACGATCAAGCTCGCGCCGGGTGAGGAGTGGAAACCGCACAGCCCGAACCGCCCGAACACGGCGCTCGATCCGTTCATGCGCTACATGCTGCGGGAGGTGGCCGCGGGGACGGGCGTGTCCTACGAGAGCCTGTCGCGCGACTACTCGCAATCGAACTACTCCTCGAGCCGGCTCG